CTGGACGGCGTCTTGCGCGCCCTGGGTGATGCTGGCGACGTGATCCTGAAGCTGTTGATTGACCTGGTCGCGCGCCTGGCCGAGCTGCGTTACGGCGACGCTGGCGGCCTGACCAGCGGAGCTTGAAACGTTGCCGAGCACCTGGAGGGCGGGTTGTGCGGCGGCGGCGGCCTGCTGGGCGTGCTGCTGGAGCTCCTGCAGGATCTGATTGGGATCAGGACCCTGGGGTACCGGCGGTGGCGTAGGGATGGCGTCGTTGATGCTCTGGACGGCTCCCTGGCCCAGTTGCAGCAACCCCTGAGCGTGGGAACGCAGCTCGTCGCCGATGCTCGAGCGCAGGTCGTCGAGGAGGATGGTGCCAGGCATCTAAATCACGCCAGGCTCAACGCACTGCGGCTATAACAGAGGCGCCCCAGGCCACACACCTGGAGCGCCATCATCCCGACAATTGGAGTATCGAGATGTCTTTGCAGTTTATGCGTTGGGACCTTGTGCTGCTCGCCCTTATCGTTGGCGTGCCGTACGGGCTGATCGCTCTTGCGGGCGTGCGCGACTGGTTCAAAGAACGCGCCTGGCAAGCCTTCCAGACCGAGTACTACGCGGCTCACCCTGGCGTCACCCGCTGGGAGCCACCATCGGAGTGGCGGTGGGAGTACAAGTACCAGGGCATCAAGTAACACCCGTCGCAGGTAGCGGCTGACCGTTCGGCCCGAGAATTGCGGGCGGCGGCGCAACCGGACCCGGTGGTGGAGCAATCATGGCCGGTGGCGCGGGCATCACTGGTGGTGGCGGCGGCAACGCCGGCGGCGGTGCTGGCATAGCTGGTGGCGCTGGTGGTGCGGCGTTGGCCATCACCGCCTTGCCGAATGCGTTGGGGTCGACCACGGTGGACGGCTCACCCGGCTGAGGCATGCTCACCCCGATACGTTTGGCGACGTCCAGGAACTGCTGCGGATCTCTGCGCGCCTCACTCTGCAGCCACGCGCGATCGTTGGTCTGGTACTTCTGACGGTACAGGTCGTCCAACTTCTGGTTGCTGACCTGGGCCATGTCGGGGTGGTTCTTGTTGTCGCCGAACACGCCCGTCGCAATAGCCGGCGCATCCCGCTGCACCTCGTTCGTGATCTCCTGCTGGAGCTTTAAGAATTCAGACTGCTGCGGCGACGAGGCCACGGGTTACCGACCACCGGGCGCGGCTGGCCCCTGGGGACCGTATGGGACACCACCCGGCGGCAGTGTCCCGCCCGGCTGTTGTGCGCCACCCACCACCTGCGGGTAGCCGGGCGGCGAGGCGCCGGCACCGTTGGGTGCGGTCGCCAGTGCGCCCAGGTCTGGCACACCACCAGCACCTGGACCGCCACCCTCGAAGACCCCTGGCTGCGGCTGCCCGCTGGGCAACGCGGCGTTGACCTGACCGCTGAGCGCGAGCTGCTCGGCGTCCTGCGCCTTCTGCAGCATGTCGCCGCGGCCAGCTTCCATGAACACCTCAGCGTCCAGCCATTTCTGATAGGCGGGTGAGGCACGGATGCGGTCGCGGGCAATGCTGCGGCGGATCTCGTCGGGGTTGTCGCCCAGGTAGGTAACGGCCTCATCCTTGCCGAACGTGCCCGCGGCGAGCCGCTCGTGGGCGTAGCGAGCCATGATCATCTCGTCGGTCGGGAGCTGGGCCTGCACCTCCCATTTGATCCGCATCGGGCGTTGCAGATCGGAGGGACCGAAGCCGATGAACTCCGCGGCCGCTTTCCCAGAGCCCACGTCGATGCCGCCACTGAACACGTAGACCTTCTCGTTGGCACGTTCCCTGATCAGCGTCCACAGCTTCTCAGTCTGCCCCTTGAGGAGGGACTCGATGCCGTGACGGATGGGACCGACGCGCGTCCTCGAGTAGCTGAGCACCTGGGAGATGGCGAAGCCAGCGCCCTCCATACCGCTGAGGGTGGTGACCCTGGGAGACTCGAGGTCGCGGATGGCGCCGTCTATGAGAGACATGTGCTTTTCCAGGGTTGACGCGTCGGGGTACTGGATCCTCTGAAGCTGGCGACCGGGTGGCAGATTGAGGATCTCGCCGGGGTGGACCGTGGTATCGGGCTGCTTGGGCAGACCGTCGTCGCCGATGACCGCGGCGGCCGGGGTGTCGCCGTACGTCACCAGGGGGGAAAGGAGGTCCCTGGCGACGTACTGCGCGTGCATTCCACGGAGGAACGCACGGTATTTGACAAGCCAGAGCTTGGTTCTTCCAATGCCCCAGCCGATTTTTCTGTTGCGCCAGTGGTTCATCATGAGCCCTGGCGCAAAGTCATATGGCACCCCAAAACTGTATTTATGCTCGAACTGCTTGACGATGTAGCCCGTCTTATCGCCGTTGTAGTTCTGCCCACAGATGGCGTAGCTGACCCACGTTTCGTCCCAGTGTTCGAGAAAGGTCACCTTCGCCAGGGGATTCCTCGTGGCCTCGATGACGTTCTGACTCTGGCCAAGCTCTTCAGGGACGATGTCGCCCTGACTATCGATGCCGAGACGATAGCGTCGAAATGCCGAACGCAGCGGCATCTCAGACACTTCCAGCACCTCGCGGAGCTGACCCCCTGACCACTGGGGATAGATACTGCGCGGATCGACGTACTGCCAGACGAAGGGTGGGCCGGCGCGCTTCTTGGCCTCTTCGGTGAGCTTGTCGTAGTTCTGGTAATCGCTGGTTGTGGACTTCGGGTCTTTGGTGGGATCGGGGACTGCATCCCGCTCGGACCACAGGTCGCGTGACCAGAGCAGTTTCGCCCAGCCGCCGCCATCGTTGAGGGTGGCGTCGGTGACCTGGGTCATGGTGTCCGATCCGGGCTCCCTCGTCCCACATTCCCAAAACGTCTCTTCCGTAAAATGCTCGAGCTTGCTGGCGACGGTCTGGGCCGTGTCACCTTCGCCGCCGACGATGGATAACTTGGGGCGCTCGAGGGTGAGGATGGCGGTCTGCTGCCATGCCTCTTCCGTAATATCCGGGTCGCGCGGGTCGACGTGGACCAGCATGTAGTCCTTGTCGGCTTCGTTCAGCGCCGGCACGCGCATCTCGCGCACCATCCGGACCTGATCTATGTCGTTGTCCTGCTCGAGGTAGAGGTCGCCCAGGCTCGTCTGTAGATCAGTCAGGTACCCCGACTCGGGAGCCTTGAGCTTCTTCTTCGAGCGGTCGATGACCACGACGTAGCCAAGTGTACGTCACACGCCGATCACCAATGTCACACGCCGGTCACACAGCTTCTCGGGGCGTCAACACCGAGTTGACGCCCCGACGGTTATTGCGTCTTTGTGTGAGCCTCGACCAGGCGTGTCAGAGCTGCATACAACGTGACGGGAATATGCGGCATGTGGCCGGGGGCCTTACTCGGTAGCCACTCAGCCTCGATGCGCTCGACGAACGGGCGGGCGACGCGCAGGAACTCCATCAGTGCGACGGACTTGTGGGTGACCGATCCATCGAAATCATGCTGCTCATCAGTAAACACGGACTTAGGTTTGCGCAAAGCGACGAAGTGCCCATCGGGACGTTTGAACCCTGTGCCACCCGCAACCATGCCCGCGAGACATGAGCGCACGGCATAGCGAACTGCAAGAGTTCTCGCATGAGGAGTATCGGGAACATCAGATTGTGCGGTGGTACTTGCTCGATCTGATCTTGGTGCAAGGCGAGCATCGTCGTACCGTCGCTGAGCTTGTCGCTGGCGGTTGTAACGGCGCCAGGCCCAGCCCGCGGGAACCCGCGGGCTCACCTTCTCGAGCACCTCGTCAAACGTCAGACCAGCCTGACCGGCCTGATCGAGCTCATACCAGATCTGCATGGTGACGCTCGTGGCACCGGTCTGGTCTCGACCAGTGCCACGGACGCTTTCGCGCTTCACGCGGTGACGAGTTCTCGTACGGGCGTGTAGAGCTCGAGCATGCGGGTGCTCAGTTGGGCAACCACCTGCCACTGCTGGATGCGCTCCTCGCGCTTGTCCTCACGCGGGTCGAATAACGCCTCCGGTGCAGCGCTCAGCTTCACCAGCGCGCTGATGTGCATCCCGACCTGGCGCACGGTGCCGGAGATTGAGACTTCGCGGTCACGCGGCGGCGGCCCAGCCGGGCGGTAGTCACGCTTGGCCTGCTCGATCGCGGAGATCGCATCGGCGTCTGATGGTGCCGCATTGACCTGTTTGAGCAGGTCGGTGATGGTCTTCTTAGCCGGGACCGCCTGTGAGACGAACTCGACGAATTCCCCAAAGACGGGGTCGTGCTTGACCGAGTTCAGGCGAGCACGATTGTCCATGCTGATCCGGTCGCGCTCGTCCTCCAGGTGCAGTTTTCTGGTGCGGTCGGCGAACTCGAGTTGATTGCGAATACGTCGTACCTGCTCAGGTGATCGGCCGATCTCTCGCGCGATCGCCTCGTCTGCGAAATGCATGTCCATGAGCAGCTTTGCCGCATCGACGGCCTCTTCTGTCGAGAGTCGCTTGCCGCCCATATTGTTGATGGCCGCCGCCAGTGACTTGGCCATCGGCACGCTCGGGAAGTCGATCAGATACGCAGCGATGGTTTTCTTGTGCAGCTTCTTGGCCGCGCCAAGCCGTGTATTGCCGTCGATCAAGGTGTCTGGCGCCATCAGAATGACAGGCGGGAATGCGGCGCCAGCCGCCATCTGCTGGCGATACTCCTCGACCTCATCTTGCGGCGCTACGTGATTGGAGCTGCGGACCTGAGCCCAGTCGGCGACGCGGAGCTGGTCGATGGGGAACGCAGGCTCGAGCCGATACTCGAGGTTCCACTCCTTGAACTTGGCCTCGTAGCGCGAGTCGCCAAGGAATAACGGTTGCGTGGTAGGTTCTGCCACGGGTTACCTGATCTCCTTTACAGATCGGGTGGCCTAGGGAGTGCCGCGAGATGAAGCCTCGCGGCTCTCCTGCCACTCAACGAGGAGTGTATCGCGCCACTGCGCAGTGGCGTCAACGCCGGGTTGACGCCGGGTTGAATCTCCGTGGCCTCACCGCCGGCCGGCCGCGAACCGATAGCTCGAGCGTGGCCGTTCGGCCGTGGCTAACTGCGACCCCAGCCACGCCAGTGCCAGCCCGATCACCGTATCGTCGTGCAATCCTGGTGGCGCCGAGTACCGCACCATGCCCGTCACGGTCACACTCGACTCGAACGCCAGCAACTCGGAGGTCTGCACGGGGTCGTCCAGCAGACTGATCTGGTTCTGCTCGATGGCCAATGCCAGCGACCGTACCGCGGCGTCCTTCGAGGCGTTGGTGGCCGTCCACGCATAGATCGGCAGTGCCGCTCGGGCAGAGCCCAGCAGTCTGGCATAGCCCGTCTGGAGGCGTTCGACGAGTGGGCCGCCCATGCTGTTGGCTTCGGCCACGATCTGAACCGGGTGGTAGAGCTCGGCCCACCTGTGGAGCCGCTCAGCCTGAAATTCGAAGTCGATGTTGCTGAACCGGTCCAGCGCCACCTGTTCGTTGAGGGTGGCGTCGATGACGCTGATGACGGTGAAGTCGTTGGACCGTGCCCAGTCCACGCCGAACACGTACGTATGACCACGCTGGGGTGGCATCTGCTTCAGACGGCTGACACCCTGCACGCCGCGGAACACGCCGGCGCCCTCGAGCTGGACGAACTGGGCGAGGTACTCCTGGGCGTAGGCACGCTCAGGGAGCTCGTGGCGGGCCGCTTCGATCTCATCGGGATGGATGTAGGGGTTGACGCTGGTAGGCATCTGCCACGATCGCCAGACGGGCTCGAGCGGGTCCTGACCCAACTGGTAGAGCTGGTGGAAATCGTTCAGGCCGCGGGGCGTGGACAGGAACCACGCATCGCCGGCGTAGTCGGCCAACGTTGGGCGGATAGCCAGCTGCCAGATGTCGAGCAGGTTGGGCACCATCGCGGCCTCGTCGACGACCACGCGCTGGTATTTTCGACCGCGGGCAGGGTTGGGATCGTCCAGGGACCAGAGCTCGAGCACGCCGCCGGTGACGAGCTCGAGGCGATGGTCCTGCTCGCTCTTGTTGCGGGTGACGGGTTCGACCAGGGTCCGCAGCTCGCGCCAGAACTCGCCGAGCAGCTTGTAGCTGGGAGCGAAGTAACCGGCTGGGCGGCCTGAGAGGGCGGTGAGGATCAACTGATGCTGGCCCAGGGTGGATTTCCCGGAGCGGCGGCCGCAGGCCAGGACGGAGAAACGGGCGTTGGCCTGCATCACGTCGTGCTGCCAGTGCAGTGGCCGCGGCAACGTGATGGTGACCGGCATTACGCATGGCCGTTGCGATGTTCTGGGGTGACGGTTGGTGTCGCGGCATCGGCGTACTCGACGCGGATGGTGGAGTCGCCGGTGGTCTGGATCTTCTCGGTGGGCTTGTAGCCGGTACGGTCCAGGAGATCGCGGATAGCGCTGAGTCGTACCGAATCAGAGTCGGCCTGGGCGATGAGCTGCTGCAGGCCGGTGATGGCTGGATGAACGAGCGCTCTCAACCGGTCTTCTGCCGCTAATTTCACCTGTGGCGCGGCGCCACCGTGATACCGGCAGACCTTCCCGCCTGGGATGGCGTAGGCATAACACCGTGCAGCGTTTTGATTGTGAGCGGTGCAGCGGTGGTTATCGTCGGGCGCACGGTACGTCATGGGGTGAGTTCGGCACATGGGGTGGGCAGGGGTCGTACGTCGTCTGGCAAGTAGGGCGCGACGACGCCGTCCGAGTCGAATTTGATCAACAGCAGACCACGTGGCCAGAGATCCTGGATGGTGCCAGAGCCGGCGGTGATGCCGCTCAGCGGGACGTAGACGCGATCGCCGATCTGGAAGAGCTGCATGGATTCAGGATGATGCATGGCGCGTCAGGCGGCCTCTTCGGACGTGGGATAGCCCATCGCACGCTTGACGGCTCGAGCGATGGCGCGGCCCATGGGAATGGGCACCCCGTTGGCGACAGCCTTGAGCTTGGCTTCTTTACGGAACGGCAGATTGTCGGTGAAGTCGCGCGGCAGGCCCTGGAGCTCACACGCGTCCTCGAGCGAGTACACGTACTGCTTGGAGTTCTCGCCTCCGTGGCCGGCGCTGACAGCGCCGGCCACGGAGCCCTTTTTCCGTTTGAGCTCGCCACCCGCGTAATGGGCGATGGCGATTGGAACCTGGCGATTACCTCCAAGCACCGACTGTCGGCCGCGCATCACGCCGCCACCATCGCTACTGGTGACACCAGTAGCGATGGTCTGGTGCTCGAAGAGGGCGACGTCGAATGCCAGCCCGCGGCCATCCACGGTGCCGAAGGATAGGCGGCGTGTACGGTTCTGCTCGGCGCCGGTCTGCCCGTCGTCAACGAACCAGCGATTGTTCACGACCTGGTGGCGAACCAGGTAGCCGTCGACGACTGGCGGTGGGGCAGCGGGCACGTTCTCCATGACGAACCACGTGGGCGCTGCTTCGGTGATGCACCGCTCGAACTCGGGGATCAGGTTGCCGAACTTCGGCTCGTAGCCGTTGTGGCGCACCATGATGGCGAGGCGGCTGAACATCTGGCAGGGCGGTCCACCGATCACTCCGGCGAACACGTCGGCTGGGGGATGGAACGTGCGGATGTCGCCGCCCCAGAGCACGTCTGGGCCGCGGACGACACAGAAGCCTTCGAGCTCGAAGGCTTTGTCGAGGAGACCGATGCCTGGGAAGAGTGACAGCACGAGAGGATTGTGAGCCATCAGGATGATGCACGGTCCAGGGCAGAGATGGCGTTGGCGAGACGATTGTGGCACGGGCAGATGGCGGGTGACTCCGAGTGACGGACGACCTCGCGGGCGGCCTGGATGACGGTGTCCTGTGAGGCGATGTGTTGCTCGAGCAGGTGATTGATGGATTCTTGCAGGGTGATGTGGGTTTTGGCGTTGG